TTAGGTAATCGTAAGAATATTCCGTCATTTTCAACTTCTGTAAAAGGTTCTAACCTAACTCTATCACGATAATTAGGAAGTCTTTTTTCTACAAAAGTAAATTTTTCTCCAACATTTACATCATCAGTAAGTGGTTGTTTTACTTTGATTGTTCTTTGCTTTCCATCAATTCCTAATTTACTATTCGTTACAAGATAATACTGATTACCAACTTTTACATATGTCTTATATCTTTCAATATTATTCTTGACATAATTTACTCTAAACCCTTTGAATTTTTTTGCAACCTCATCTTCACCTTTGTGTTTGTAAAGATTAACTCCTTCATTATAAGATAATGAAACACGAATACGATTGTTATCTAATACCTCTTCAATAGTTGCCAGATAATCTCTTGGTGTTAATTGTGCTTGTGCTACTGGTTGTTTTATGACTTTTTCATTTGCTTTTTTAGTTCCTCGTGTTCCTTTTGTGGCTACTTCACCATCGCCCTTGATAACTCCCTTTTCTGTTAAGTCAGAAATAATGTCGTTTATACCTGCTGGTAAATTCTCAGGATTGACTTTTGTAAATTGTTCTACTCTTTCTGCTTGGTCTTTTACGGTCAATGCTCCACCGACATCTCCTAATCCGTCATTGATTAATTCTTCTTTTGTTTCTTCTGATACATAAAATATTTCACCTGCTTCATCTGCACCACTTTCCACGTGTTCTGCGAACTCATCTCTTAGTGCTTGAATACTTGGTGGTGGGTCTTGTGGGTCAAATCCTATATCTGCAATTGGGTCAGAAATTAATTTTCCATTTGTTCCTATTTCTTCCAACACTACTCCACCTGGCCCAAGAACTTCTGTTACTCCGTCAGGTCTAATAATTGTATCAGAATTTTTGAATTTAGGACCTGGTGTTCCGACTGCTGGCTTTGGTTCAGATACTTGTGGTCCTACTACTGCGCCTGCGTCATCAGATGGTGCTTGAATTTTTGGTGGACTTACTGCAGCTGGTGTTGTTGGTGAACCTGCACCTGTTTGTGGCTTTGGTTTAGTTGTTCTTGGTGGTTCTGGTGCTTTCTTAACAAACCCATTTGGTTTAACAACATATCCACCACTTTGTTTAGGTGTGTCGGTTGACTTCTTAACTGGCGGTGGTGGTGGTGAAACCACTGGTGTTGAAGGTTTTGGTTCAGGTATTTGTACAGTACTTTGAACTGGTATTGGTGCTTCATCTTTTGGTGTTTGTAAAGTTTGTTCAATTATATCCTCTACCACTTCTTCAATAGGTGGTGGTGGTGAAACCACTGCTGGCTCCGAAATCACTTCTGCTAAAATTTGTTGTTGAACTGGATTTGGTGGCGGTGGTGGTGGTGGAAAACTTTCTATTGGTCCTGGTGGACTTGGTATTGGTTCAAGTTCATCTCCACCTGAACCGCCCTCATCTGTTATTTCTTCTAAAATTTCTTCTACGACTATTGGACCTAATGGTAATGATTGAATTGGTGCAGGAACATCTAACACCTCTGTGCTCACTGGTGGTCCAGGACTTGCAATAGGTCCTTCAGTAATAGTTGTATCAGTTGGTAGTGATACTACTTCTGGCACAAATGTTGATTGGGCCGGCACATCTGGAATTGATGGTGGTGTAAATATTACTGGTGGTGCCGGTGGTGGTGTTGGTTCTGGTGGCGCTGGCGGCGGTGTTATCACCGCTGGACTTGGTGGTGCTGGTGGTCTTGTCGCAATAGCATTAGCTACATTTGCTGCAGCATTACCTGGTGCAGATGTATCAGATGCTATTGGTGCTGGTGGTGGTGTTGGTCTTGTCAATGGTGGAACTGCTGGTGATGTTGCTCTACCACCTCCACTAATAACTTGGTTGTTCCTTACTGACTGCTTTGTTTGATTGACACCCTCAGATGAGTTAACGTCTCTCCTTGCACCTCTGTTGAACTGACTACTTATACCTATATCTATAAATCCTGGTTTTGCCATTTTCTATCTTTGTTCGTTTGCTCTTTCTTGTAATGCTCCGTCTGCCAACTCTCTTTCATTTGCGTCTGGGTCATTTAATAATATATCAATTAATTCTTCATTGGATAAGTCTAAGAAATCTGTAGCTGCTCCACTATTAAGTTGTTGTTGTAGAGTTCCATTACCTGTATTTTCAGGCACTATATCACTATTGTCTGTATCTTCTTCACCTGTAATTTTATACATATTTGGTATAACGATTTGTCCACCTACCATATTTTGTGTAAATCCTCTATCTTGTGGGTCTATATCGAATTCTAATATGTGTGGTTTTTTAGAATCAAATTTTATCAATCCCATATTATCTTTACTGATTGGTGTGTATTCAATCATTTCACCCATTTCAACAAAGTCATTTCTGTATTCTCCACCTTTAATATTTTCATCTAATTCTAAAATAAATTCTGTTCTATCTGGTGATGTTTCTACCAATGGATATTTGTATTCTTTAATAAACACTTCTTCTTGTAGTGAAGTATCTTTGTCTTCATTACCACCTTTAAAAAATTTTATATCACTACCTACAACTTTTCTTCTAACCTCACCATTAAAAATATTACCATCTCCGTCAACAAAGATAGTTCTTTCTCTACCGGCTAATCTTCTTAAAAACTTATAAACAACATCATACTCGCCCTCACTAAATCCTAAGTCTCTTAAATGTTGTCCGACATTGATATCTATAAAGTCTCCGTCATTTTCAAAACTAACCTCATTTAATCCTAAAACTTTTGTCACGATTAAGTTTCCATTAGTATCATAAACGTGCAACATCAAAAAGTCGTTTAGTTGGTCTCTACCAAAACTACTATAAACTTTTGTAGGTGCGAATAAATTATTTCGTTCTTGTTGTGTAAATGAATATTCTTGTGCCATTATGAGTCTTTACCTGGTGATTGGTCCACGATATATGGAAATCCTAATCGCAACCATATTCGTTGTCCTTGTGGTGTTCTATATAAATGATTTTCAATTAATTCATCATATTGAAAATCTTTTAAATCTTTTTTTACTTTACCATATCGTTTACCACTTATACCTGCGGCTTTTCTTGATTTGTTTAATCTAAATTCTTCCCACCCTTGTGCATTACTTCCTTTACTTCTATTTTCATCAAAGAATTGTAATAGTTTATTGTGCAATTTATCTGTTGATATGTCAGGTCCGTTTTCCTCTGCAAAGTATTCATTAACAAATTGAATTAAATAATCTCTTAGTGTTAATGCAAACTCTAATTCTTTTGTGTTAGTTGTGGTTGTGGTTGTTGTTGTATCATCAGTTGCAATTGGTTGGAAATAATATGTAAACTCATTGTCTATTTGACCTGTGAAAAAGAATTGTTTATTTTCTAAACGAACTTCTTCAAAATCTTCTTCCAATGAAATGCCAGGTGTTGCACTTTCAAACGAAACTAACACCCCGTCTTCATCTCGTAAAGGTGAATTAGCATCAACTGACGCTGATACTTGTTGTTTATTTTTTAAATCATTTATTTCAGATTGATATTCAAGAGTATCACCATTTATAATATTATTATATACTTGTGATTTTTCTGCTGCTTTTGATGGTAAATATGGCATTTTATCTCACCACTCTAAATTCATAGTTATCATCATAGAAGTTAATTTCTTCATCAGTCGTTCCACTACCACTAACTACTTTAAGACAAAAACGATAATTCCTTTCGGCTTGTAATCCGTCCATTTGAACTCTAAAAAAGTTACCTGTTGTATCACAACTAACTCTTGAACCACTACCAAATGGAACAATAACTTCCTCAGTTTCTGCGTCTCTAATTTCATATTCGGTTGACGCACTTGGTAGATATTTTACATCTAATTCTGCCGGTGTTGTGGCGAAAGAAGTTGTTGGATATAATTCTCTACCAACAATTCTAAATTTTACTATTGACTTTTCTTTATATTCTGGTCTTAGATTTTTAAAATAAATTTTTAGTCTTTCTAAATCTGTCGCAGATAATGCTGATAAACTTCCTGAATTCCAAGAACTATCGTCCCATACTACTTCTAATTTAGGTGGATAGATTGTATGTGTTTCTCTTGAGAAATATTTTAGATTACCTAATCTTGTGCTATCTCCCTCTTGACCAGAGTCAAATCCAAAACTTGATGTGGCAGGATTATTACCATAAGAACCACTATCCTCTCTTTTGAGAATAAAGCCGTTGTTCGGGTATACTGAACTTGAATATATAAAGTTGTTAACCATATCTGAAACATCTGCTCTAATGTCTTTTCTATCAAATGAAATATCATATGAAGAACTAATACCATATTCTTGATTAGCATCAACACTTGCAGTAAACCAAGTTCCTCCGTCAGTCAATACTGAACCTGTTACCCAAGGTGTCTTAGCATCGTGGTCTCTATATTGATAACTAACTCCGTCTGATGTTACGGGGTCGTGGTCAAGTTTTCCTGTTCCTTGTTTCCAACTACCACTAACCATATAAATATGAATTGATTGTGATGCTTCAACTTCTTCTGATGTTGCGTCATATAAATTTAAATAATACTTTGCGGTAGAAGGAATTTTTCCGTCCATAATAGATTGTGATATATAAGATAAATCAAAGTCAATTAATATTCTTGATACATTTCCTACCGTACCATTATTGTTTACAACTTTATTAATTTCTAATATTTCATCAAATCCGGTGTTTATTGAGGCGGTTGTTCCACCTGAATAAATTGTCGCATCTCTTTTCCCAAATTCAAAATAATGCATTATCTATCTCCCACTACTTTACCCTCAATATCACTATTAGGGAATTTAATTTCAAATATACTTGGGTCTAATGAAGGATATATAACTCCCTCTTGTGATGCGGTTCTTAAATCATAAATATTACCACTATATCCAAGACCTGTTTCAAATTTATTTTCTATCAATATCAAATCGTTATTTGGATTATTGACTTCTGGTGGAACTAATGATACTACTCCGTCCACCAATGAAATCTGATAAGCTAAATCACCTAAAACTATCGGTTGGTTCATTTGCCATTTATCTGGCGCAAAAAACTCTTTTACCTTTTGTATTGATTTAAACAAGACATCATTTTTATTATAACCTCGTTTCACAATAATATTAAACTTAACACTAATGTTTATAACATATCCGTCTTTTAGGTTAATCGCATCAGTTAATATTCTATATTGTGAAAGATATATTTTTAAATTTTGTTTTACCGCTCTATTTAGTGCTACTAATTTTTTATCTGCGTCATATCCTAACAAATACATATTCAATGCCAATGGGTTTGGTTGTTTTGTAGCTGTTCTTGTATCGATAACTTGTCCGTCAATAACTTGTAATTGTCCGTCAGTTTCTAATTGTTCATCTTGAACAATATATGCTTTTGCAATATTACCATATTTTTGTGGTAAAGAATAAGCTCTTGTTATGTAGTCTGCTTTTGTTACGGCTCTATTTTGTGAATTAAAATATGCAGCAGCATTCTCTTTTATTTGTGTAAGAGTTTCTGATGATGAACCACCTGATGCTGGTGATTCATTTGTAATTTTAAGACTAGCTTCTGAAGTAGATTTTTTAGTAGCATCCAATCCCTCAGTAGATATAGTATAAATTTTTCTTGTAAAACTTATAATACTATTACTCGCTACATTGTGTTCAACTGCACCACCATAATTATATTCTACGGTCAATGTAGTATTACTTGGTGCCAACCCAAATGTTTGTGTTTTTAAAAAATTACTTGGGTCAAATGATTCATCTAATCTTGAAACACCTTGACCTAATGATGAACCAACATTATCTGGATTTGGAATAATTTCCTCGTCTGCATTATCACTAATACCTGAACCAAATCTTAATTCCATTTTATTATCATCACGAATATAAGTTGTAAATCGTCTTGATGATTTAATTAATTTTAACAAGTAAGGTGTGTCTGTTTCAAACTCACCTAAGTCAGGGTCATTAAGAGCTGTATTTTGTTCTGTTTCAAAAATTGTATCTTGTGCTAAAAATGGAACTTCATAATATTTGTTGCCAGAACTATCAGTTACGGAAACAATTTCTGTTACTTTCTCGTTTGATAAAACTATTTTGTCAAACTCTTTTGCAGCTCCAAAACTAAATTCTTCTGACTCTCTTATGCCAGATTGTGCTAAAACTTTTTTAGATAATCTAAAAAGTGTTGGTGTTGCGCCTGATTGTTGGTCCAATAATTCAACTTTCATTCTGTCTAACGAACTTGATGCTTTAAAATTAACATCATCTAATAAAGTAAATTCTGTTCCGTTATCTGCTGTTACGGTTGAGTTAGCGCTCAATACACCTGCATAGTCTAAGTCTGCTTGAAAGTTAGAACCAACTGCTTTCGCAGGAACCTCAACACTTACGGTCAGTTGTACGGTCGCTGGTGTTGCTAACTTAGGTTTATATCCATATGATTGTGCAATCGCTAATACATTTTTTCTTTCTTCTGCGAATTGTAAAAGTGTTTCTCTAAATTGATTATCAACATAGTAATTCAATACATCTCCAACATAAGAAGCCATTTCAACAAACATCATACCTGGTGATGCCTCATTGAAATCATTGTATTGGTTTGGAAAATAATTTTTTGCAAACTCAATTAAATTACTTCTTATATCTGTAAAATCTCTACCGAGATAATTTACATCTTTACTAACTAACTTTTTATTTGTACCGTAATCTGGCATTTTTAATCTCCAATTCTAAAATCAAAATTCAATACTTCAATATCGTCAGGATTTAAAGGCACTGAAAACTCAATTGAAACATTAAGTTGATTGTCTTGTTGTATGGTAAAAACATTTTCAATGTTAATATATGCTAAATGTTTATCAACCGCTGAACGAATGGCTTCTTCAATTCTATCTGGAATATTTTCTCCCTGCTCAAACACAATAAATTTTAATTGTGAGCCGAATTCTGGTTGCATTATTCTTTCACCTGGTGTTGTTAATAACAAGTTTTGTAAATTAGCTTTCGCCTGTTCTAATACAGTTTTTGTTTTATAGAAAAATCCCTCTGGACTATGGTCCAATGGAAATCTTATTCCAACATATTTGTCTTCATTTCTATCTATTTCTCTTACACTTCTTGCCATTGTTTACCTTTATGGTCTAAAATTCTCACCACTTTTCTTTTTATTTATTGCTTTCATCAAACCAGAATAATCACGAGTCAATGCATTTTGAACATCTTCTGGCACTTGGTCTACTGAAACACCAGCTTTCTTGATTGAATCAACTGCTGCCATTTCTCTAGCCTTTTCTTTATTCTGTCCTCTACCTAAGTCTCCATAACCTAATACTTCTGCCATATTGTCAGAACCTAACACTCCACCGCCCAATGTAGGATACTCATCAGTTTCCTGTTGTCCTAATGGTTTAGTGTTATTCAATACTTCGTTTAACGCTGTGTTTTTCGTGTATTGTTTTTTAGATTTTTTCTTTGCTACTTTTGGTTTAGAAATAGTTTCTGATAAACTTATTTCTTTTTCGTCATTAATAAATATCTCAGTCATCTGTTTTTTAACTTCTTTACGGACAACTAATTCTATTATTTTTATTAACTCTTTTTTATTCATTATTAC